ACTGGAGGCTGGGATACTGGCACGATGGGGTCCTTCGTTGCTGGCGGGGTGGGGTGGGCTTCGTCCAGGGCGGAGCGAAGGGGTGTTCTGGGCGGCTTGACCGGAACGCGGACGAAAAATCCGCGCGGGTTCTCGACGATCACGTTCGACGCCATCAGGGTGTTCAGGCAGCCCGACACCATGCGCAGGTCCGAAGATGACCCGGCGCGGAACATTTCCTGCAAGACCTGGGACGGTGTCCAGGGTTCATTGATCGGCACTGCGGCATAGACCTTCTTGCAGATGGAGGTCATGCCGTTGTAGATGCCTTGGAATTTGGCGTGGTTCACAGTGCGGGCTCCTTCACGCGCCAGCCGTGGCGCCGCAGCAGCGCCGCGGCCTGGTTCAGGTCGCGCAGCAGCTGGGCGTCGTAGTCGGGGTTGATCTCGTAGCGGCCGTCGATCAGGCGCACGGCGCCCTTGCGCAGGTCTTCCTTGAGCAGCGCGGCGACCCGGCCGCTGTCGGGCAGTTCCAGGATCACGGCGATCGCCAGGGCGTTCTTCGGACCGCTGGTGCGCAGCAGGTCGCGGATGGCCTCGGTGCGGGTCATGCCGGCCGGGATCGCCTGGGGCAGGGGCGGGCGCTCCCGCTCGGCCCGCCGGGTGGCGATCTGGCTCAGGATGTCGAACGGGTTGGCGACGGCGGTTGTCATGGCCGAACCTCACCTTGCGCCACAGACAAACCCACCGCCACCGGCCGCACCCACACTGGCGCGGCAGACAGGCTGAACGTCTCTCCGCTCCAGGCGCCCAGCAGCGTGCGCCCCATTTCCGATGCGATGGCCTGCGCGGCGTCGGACGGAACCGCATTGCCGATGCGCTCGCGCCAGGCTTGATCGCTCAGACCGTCGAGCTCGAGCAACTCCTCCGGATCGACCAGCGACTGGAGCGCCGCGAGCTCCAGCGTGGTGAAGGGCCGGTGCCAGGTGTTGTCCAGCGCCCGGATCCGGCAGATCAGCTTCTGATCGGAGCTCGGCATGCGAGGGTCGGCCACTGACCACCGGCCGTTGTCGTGGGCAGCAGCTGCGCTGACGGCGCCGCTGGGCTGGTCCCACGGGATCACGCCATAGTGGCCGCCGGTCAGGTAGGCCGCGCGGTCGTGCAGCATGCCCGATCGCGGATCGGCGACGGCAAACGCGCCCTGGCCCGTCGTGCTGCCGGAAATCACCGTGCCCGATGGGCCGGACCAGTCGGTGACGCCATACTTGCCGAACACCTCGCCGGCGGGACGGGGATCAGCAACGGCCTGGCCTGTGCCGTGCGCACTGGTGACAGCCATGGCATGGCCCTGCCACGGCACGATGCGGAACTCGTTGGAGTGCTTCGCCGGACCATCGTGGCGCGGATCGGCCACGGTGTACCCGCCTTGCCCGGGATTCTGCTGGCCAGCGATGGCGCCGCACGGAGCGTCCCAGCGCCGCACACCGTAGGCCTGGCCGTCGTGCCACTTCGCCGACTGATCGAAACGGGGGTCGGCGATCGAGAAGGCCCCGTTCATGGGCAGCGACTCGCCGGCGACGGCACCCGTCTTCTCGTCCCACTTGCGCACGCCCAGCGCGCCGCTGAACATTTCCGGAACGATCAGGTAGTCCCGAAGGTGCCCATCCTGCACCGCGAGCCGGTTGAGGCTGCGCCAGTCGGATCCGGCCTCCACAAACGCCAGTCGCACCCACGTCTTCCACTGCAGGCTCGGTACCCGGTGCATGGGCCCGGCCCGCAGTTCGCCCGGCAGCAGCATGCGGCCCAGCACGTCGCCGACCGCGCGCAGCGTTTTGTGCTCGGGCTGGTACAGCAGGGGCGGCACCTTTTCCATGTGGCGGGCCACCAGAAGGAAGCGTTTGCGGGACTGGGCCAGGCCGCCGAGCTCGCCGCAGTCGTGCGTCGTCTCGGCAGTGGCGTAGCCATAGCCGCGCAGCAGTTCGGTGATGCGGTCCAGCAGGTCGCGGCCCCGGGTTGCCAGGCGCGGCACGTTCTCGAACAGCACGAGCTCTGGCGGGTCGTTGGCCCAGGCCTCCAGCATCAGCCACACGCCGCGCAGCGTGAGCCGGTTGAGCGCCTGATACTTTGCGGTCTTGCTCTTGGATTCGGACAGCAGGCCTGAGAAGCCCTTGCACGGTGCGGACAGGAACACGATGTGCGGCCGCTCGCCGCCAGCTGCCATGTGCAGGTCCTGGGGGGTGGCCTCGCGCCACTCCGGTCCGGGCTCGCGGTCGTGGAAGGCGCGGTACTGCTCGCGGTCGAACATATCGAGCACGGTGCCGGGAACGCCGGCCAGGCGCTGGAAGTCGCGCATGGCGGCTGGATCGACGTCGACGCCGCCGATGCAGCGGAATCGGGCCTCCATGTTGCCGACGCGGGCCCGGCCTTGGTTGAAACCTCGCGCGCCACCGCCCAGGCCTGCGAAAAGGTGGAAGTGGCGGATTTCGATAGGGGTCATTCGATAGTCTCGATCTAGGTTGTGAGGAGGGTCACGCGCTCGGCAGCGCGGGTCAGCGCGGTGTACAGCCACCGCTGGGCGTTCTCGCGGAACACGCTGGACTCGTCGACCACAAACACGTTGGGCCACTGGCTGCCTTGCGCCTTGTGGCAGGTGAGGGCCCAGCCAAAGGTGAACTCGTCGCTCTCGCGACGGACACGCCAGTCCAGGTTTTTCTCCGTGCCCAGGAAGTACTCGATGGGCGTCTGCACGTCCACCGGGACGGCGGTTTCGTCATCCAGGGACTCGACCTCCATGTCGACCGTAGGGCCGGTGGCGTCCTGCAGCTTCTTCGGCCGCCACAGCGAGCCGTTCAGCAGCCCCTTTTCGTGGTTGTTGCGCAGGCACACCAGCCGGTCACCCATGACCGGGCGAGTGCCCTCGAACCCCTTGAGTTGGCGAATGCGGCGGTTGTAGCCCTGGCGGGTCGTGTTCATGCCCACCAGCACCTGGTCGGACAGCAGAACTTCCTCGCGATCGACCTGGTCGCGGGCGATGATCTTGCTGTCACCATAGGCGCCGACCCGGAGCCTCCGGCCTTCGCGCACGTCCGTGGAAAGCCGGATGATCGGGTTGCCTTCGGCCTGGCGGTGGATCTCCGTGAGAAGCACGTCGGGCTTGGCGTCGGTGAAGAAGCCCTCGCCCTTGATCGGAGGCAGCTGGAACGGATCACCCAGCACCAGCACCCGTGTCTTGAATGAAAGCACGTCGCGGCCAATCGCCTCATCGACCATCGAAACCTCGTCGACGATCACAAGCTTCACGCGCTCGATGACACTGTCCTTGTTGAGCGTGAACTTGTGTTTGCCTGTGCGCTCGTCTACCTTGGAGCGGTAGATGGCACTGTGGATGGTGCTGGCGCCGGCGCAACCCTTCTGGCGCAGCACCAGCGCGGCCTTGCCGGTGAAGCACATGAAGTGCACATCGCCCTTGACCATCGCGGCGATCTCCTGTGCCAGCGTGGTCTTGCCGGTGCCGGCGAATCCGAACAGGCGAAAGACCTGCGGACCCTTCTTGTTGGCCAGCCAGCCCTTCACCTGCTGCAGGGCTTTGTCTTGTTGGGGGGACCAGTCCATTGTGATTGGTAGTTGTAGGTTGGGGCGGCCATGTGGCCGCCCCGAAACTCACGCGGCCGCGGGCTCGTCGGCCTTGGGCGCCTCGTACTTCTCGAACGGCAGGTTCTTGATGTTCTGCCCGAAGAACTTGCCGATCGACTTCGACGCCATGAAGTCGGCGTGCACCTTGGGCTCCACGTTGGGGTAGTGGTAGATGTGGCCGGCGCCGTGCACGAACTGGCACGCCAGCGTCTTGGTCAGCGGGTCATAGCCGATCGCCTTGACCTGGCTGCTGGTCACGGGCGTCAGAGGGATGTTCGGGCGCGGGCCCTTGGTAAAGCCGGCCGGGGCCGGGAAGTTCTTCGGCATGGGATCTCCTGGGGTAATGGGCATCGGGATGACGCCACTGGCATGCCCCGCGCGCGAGGCATGCGCAGTGACAGGTCAGGCCGCGAAGGCTGCCTCGATGCGTTTACCGGCTGCCTGCAGGTCCATGTCGAGCAACCACTCCAGCACCTTGGACTCATGCACCCGGTAGGTGATGCACAAGGCGTCGATGATCTGGTCGTCGGTGGGCCGCGTGACCTTGGCCGGGCCTGCCGACCGGGCCGCAAAGGATCCGCGCACCGCGCTGGGCGTGGCCGGCGCCGGTTGCACCGTCTGCGGCTGAACCACGGCGGTGGCCGTGATCGTCGATGTGACGGGGATGTCCGCGGCGGGCTGGATGGTCTGTTGCGCTGCCAGGCGCCGCTGCTCCTCCTCGGCCTGCATGCGCCGGCTGAGTTCCTCCTGCTGGCGCTGGGCTTCCTCCCTGGCTTTGCGCTCCTGCTCCTTGCGCGCTTCTTCGGCCTTGTGGTTGGCAATCCGGCTGGTCACCAGGGCCTGGAAGTCGTCCGGCGCCTTGAGCACCACGGTCTTGAAGTCGGCGAACAGGAAATCGTAGTCGGCCGCGTTCTCCTGGGCGTAGCGCATGTTGGTCTGGATGCCGGCGGCGATCGCGCTGGCGCTGATCTTGAAGTTGGCCAGGGCCTGGGAGCACGCATCACGCAGGCTGACGACGGTCTTCTTGCCCTTCATGGCTGCGGCGAAGTCCACCGGCACGGCTGGCATGTAGGGCTTGCCGATCGCGGTGTTGAGCGAATCCAGGTGGCTTGCCGCCTGCTTGGAGAACTCGACGCGGATTTCGTCGCGGATGGCAATCTTGCGGGACTCGACCGTCTTCTCGGCGGCCAGGCGGGTCGCGCGGGCCAGCGCGCGCAGTTCGGCCACCACCCGGCGCATGGACTCGACATCGGTCATGCCGGCCAGCGCGTTGTCCTCGGCCTGCTGCAGGGCCTCCTCGGCCTTTTTCAGGTTCTTGCAGGCTGCCTCGCAGTCGGCGAACTCCTGATCGGTGGAGGGCTTGCCCGGGATCGACTTGATGTACTCGCGCAGGGCCACGGAGAACTCGGGCAGGTTGTCGCGCACCGTCAGGGCGCCGCCCATGGTCACCACCACCGCCGGCAGGCTGGGCTGCTCGGTGGCCACCACCGCCGGCAGGACCTCGACGTGCTGGTAGTTGGCCAGGTCCTCGTGGAACTGCGCCCAGCCGGCCAGCAGCTGCTCGGCGCGGCCAGGCACGGCGCGGTACTCCATGTACACGAAGTTGTCGCGCGTGCCGTCCGAGCACACGAAGATGACCATGTCCAGTTCGCCGACATAGATCTGGTGCTCCAACTGCCAGTAGTAGTGCGGCTCCAGTTCACCGGCACGCACCTGGGCGGCGAGCGACTCGTTCCAGAGCTTGTGCTCGTAGCCAATCTTGCCGGGATCCATAGTCGCGGGGTCAACGGTTACCCCGTCGAAGCTGGCCAGCAGCCGCCCACTGGTGCCGGTGACCGGGTAGAGTTCCTCGCCGATCAGTTCCTCTACCAGGGTGCGGGCCTGGGCTTCGGTTTCGTGGCCGCGGTCGAACAGCGCCTGCTTGGCGCCGTCCACTGGCGGGGTGTAGCCGGTGGCCTTCTGGCGCAGGAGCTCGGCCCGGGTCATGTACTTGCTGGCGCCCATCACCACCGGCGCCTCGCTGGCGGTGTCGAACTTGGAGCGCAGGTCGAGCCACTCGGGCGACCCTTGAATCACGTCATGGATTTCCATGGTCAGTGCTTTCTGGTTGGTTGAGGTAAGGGGGTCACTGGGCGAGCTCGGCGCGCCGCTTGTCGTAGAGGGCAACCAGTTCCGTCCGCTGCTGCTGGTCGGCAACAGCGTCGATAAGAGCCGCGGCGTCGTCCAGCGCGTCGACGTTCTCGGCTGCGCCCAGCATGTCGGCCACCTTGGCGTAGGTGACGGCAGGCTTGCCTTCGGCAGGGGCGCCGCCGGCCGGCTGGTCCTTGGCGTTGAGTGCCGCCAGCTGCTCGGCCGTGAATGCGCCCTTGGTGCGGGTCATGGCCTCGATCTGGGCGACCGTCTTCTTGCCCTCGCCGATCAGCTTGCGCCAGCCCGCCAGGTTCTTGGTGAACAGGTCGGCAGGGTAGGCCGGCTGTTCCTTGACCTCGGGTTTCTGCGCGGCGCCGGCAGGATCCGCTGGCCCGGCAGCCAGGTTCATTTCAAACCAGTCCTCGGGCACGCTCATGTCGTCGCGCAGGCTGGCGTAGATGCGCTTCAACTGCACCACCTGGGCAGCCTGGATGGCGTCGAGCCGGCGCTGGATGCGCTTCTCGATGTGCTCCTTGGTGATGCCGAACAGGGCGAAGGCCTCCACCATCTTGGCCATGGCCTCCGGGCTGGTATCGGCCTTGGACTTGAGCGTGACGCCGGCCTGCTGCATGGCCATGTCCACGATGTCGCCGGGCAGCTGGGCCAGGATGCACGCGCGCTTGCGGCGCTGGGCCTGGTTGGCGCAGAGCTCGTAGATGTCGCGCTCGTCCTTGAGCTTGTAGCCGCCGCTCTTGGTGTCGCGCCAGTGGCGCACATGGAACGTGATGGCCTCGCGGTTGACCGTCTCATAGTCGACGCTGAACGCCTCGACCTCGGACACGCCCACGCCATCGGGGCCGACGTAGCGCGAGACTTCGCGCCAGCCGTTGGACATATTCCCCCACTGCTGGGCGATCGCCTGGGCCGAGTGAATACTCGGGCCGACGATGTCGGAGCCGCCCCGGGCGAACTGGTACTGCGCCTTCTCGGCCAGGCTGGGCCGGGTGAATGCGTTCTTGATGCGATCGCACGCGACGATCGGGTCGCGCGGGAACCGCTTGGCCATCACGGCCATGGCCATGACTTCCGCGTTCTCGCGCGACTGGACGGCGAGGGCGCCGGCCTGGCCCTTACCGCTGTCGGCGGCAAAGGGGTTTTCAACAATGTCGTTCATTGGGTCCTTTCGAGGGTTGGGAGAGGGGAGGGGTCCGGCACGCGCGGCCGGCGGGAAACTTCTTTGTTCGCGGCGGCCAAGGCCTCGCGGGCCTTGCGCTCACGCGCACGGGTGTCGCGCAGGTCATCGACCCACAGCAGCAGCACGGTGGCGATGCCGGCCAGCAGCGCCAGGGTCAGGGCGATGTGCACGACCAGTCGGATGGCTTCGTCGCTCATGGCTGAACCGCCACGCGCATCGTGGGGCGGCCGCGCTTCGTGAAGCACTGAACCACCCCGTTGCCGGCCTCGCGCCAGGCTGCTTGCACACCGCACACCAGCTGGGCGGCGTGCTCGAAGCGGCGCCGGGCCTCGGCCGCGCGCTGGGCGTCCTCGATGTCGCGGGCCTGCTGGACCTCGGCGCCGTGGTCATCCAGGGTGACGCCATCCAGGAAGGGGCCCAGCACGGCCAGCGCGCCGGCGATCGCGGCGGCCTGGAGGAGGGTGCGGGCCATCATTGACCGTCCACCAGCTGGAGCGCAGCCGCGGCACCGGCGACCGCTGCGAGGTATTCCTCCTCCTCGGGCCGCTGCATCTGGTTCGGGTGATCCATGCCGACGCAGACCCGGTGCAGTTCGCGCAGGGCGGCGAGCAGGTTGGGGCCAGCGGCCATCACGCTGGCGTCCGCAGTGCGCTCGGCGCTTTCTCGCTGATAGCGTTCAGATTGATCTGGGTACCGGCCTGGACGGATGATCTGGCAGATGTATCCGGCCCGGCTCCGAATGCCGTACTCCGTCACCGTCCACGGCCCCGGGGTATGCGCGGCGCTCACCCCAGCGCCCCCAGCAACCACGCCGGCACGCGCAGTTCTTCGGCCATGGCCTGGTCGGCCTCGCGCTGGCGCAGCGGGTCGGCCAGCTTGGTCGCCAGGAACTCGGCGTCGATCCGCGTGGGGTCTTCGGCCTGTTCAGGCCGGGGTGGGGTTTCCATGGGCTACTCCTTCCCGC